TGGGTAAGAATACATTTTGATGATAATAGACGTAAGGGAAGAAGTTGGGACATAGAACTTAAAAAAAATATGTTTGTTATGTTTCCATCTACTAATATGTATATTGTATCAAATGATCAGAAAGATAATTTGAATTTTGTTCAAACCATAACTTATGAATATATCTAATTACTATTGGTATTTTAGTGGTGTACTTACACCAAAGTTTTGTGATGATGTAATAGCTTACGCTAATCAACAAGAAGAAACAATGGCTAGAACTGGTGGCTATGGAGATAGAAAATTATCTAAAGAAGAAGTTAAAGATTTAAAAAAAAAAAGAAACTCTGATTTAGTTTGGTTAAATGATACTTGGATATATAAAGAATTACACCCGTACGTTCACGAAGCAAATAAAGCAGCTGGTTGGAACTTTGAATGGGATAGATCAGAATCGTGTCAGTTTACAAAATATAAACACAACCAATACTATGATTGGCATTGTGACGGTTGGGATAAACCTTATGAAAGAAAAAACAAAGATGATCCTGACAATGGTAAGATTCGAAAACTATCTATGACTTGTCAGTTAACAGATGGTTCCGAATACACAGGTGGTGAATTAGAATTTGATTTTAGAAACTACGATCCACATATGAGAGATGAAGCTAAACATTTAAGAAGAGCAAAAGAGATTTTACCGAAAGGATCTATTATTGTTTTTCCTTCTTTCGTTTGGCATAGAGTTAAACCCGTAACATCAGGCACAAGATATAGTCTTGTTGTCTGGCATTTAGGAAGGCCTTTTAAATAATGTATATAAGTAACTATTTTAATACGACTATCTGGTCAGAACAAAAACCAGAATTTGTAAAGTCATTAAACAAAGCAAGTAACAAATATATTAAAGAATCACGAAACAGAAATAAATCACATATAAAAAAATATGGAGACTTTGGTACATCCCATCACTCAACACCACTTACAGCTGATAATGACTTTTTAGATTTTAGAAATTACATTGGTCAAAAGTCTTGGGAGTATTTAGATCATCAAGGTTTTGATATGCAACAGTACACGACTATGTTTAGTGAGATGTGGGTACAAGAATTTGCTAAAAAAGGTGGTGGTCATCACTCTGCACATATACATTGGAATCAACACGTATCTGGTTTTTACTTTTTAAAATGCAGTGATAAAACTTCTTATCCTGTATTTCACGAACCAAGAACAGGAGCACGTGCTACAAAATTAAAAATGAAACAAGATATAAAAGGTGTATGGGGTGGCACAGAATTAATTCACTTTAAACCTACACCAGGTACATTAATTATATTTCCAGGATTTTTAGAACACGAGTTTAGTGTAGATTTTGGAATAGAGCCTTTTAGATTTATACATTGGAATATAACTGCTGTGCCAAAAGAAATGGCAAAAGATGTTTAAAAAGAAAAAGTATACAGTTATCCGTCAAGCTATATCAAAAGACCTAGCAGCTTTTGTTGCTAATTATTTTTTAATGCAAAAGCAAGTTTATGATACTTGTAGAGAGCGTAGATACTTTTCACCATTTGAAACTATTATTGGATACTATGAAGGAGAGAATGAACAAATTCCAAATACCTATAGTCAGTATTCTAATATGGCTATGGAAACTTTATTATTAAAATGTCTTCCTAAAATGGAAGAAGCAACAGGACTAAAATTATATCCTGCATATACTTATGCAAGAATTTATAAAAAAGGAGATGTCTTAAAAAGACACAAAGATAGATTTAGTTGTGAGATATCAACTACTATGAATCTAGGTGGCGATCCTTGGCCAATATATTTAGAGCCATCTGGAGAAACAGGTAAGAAAGGAATTAAATTAGATTTAAAACAAGGAGATATGTTAGTCTATTCTGGTTGTGAATTAGAACATTGGAGAAATAAATTTAAAGGTAAGGAATGCGTACAAGTTTTCTTACATTATAATAATCGTAAAACACCAGGTGCAAAGGACAATATGTTTGATAAAAGACCTCATCTAGGTCTTCCTTCGTGGTTTAAGCGATGATATAATTCTTAGATGGAGGCAGGGCACCACCACACACCCCCTGTCTCCTTTTAAGGATTATATTATATGTTAGGTATTACAGCAATTGCACAATCACCGATAGCTGCTTTAGGCGGACAAGATGCCATAGTTGCTGTTACAGGTGTCAGTCTTACTACAGCGTTAGGAACTAGCACAATACAAGCTAATGCTAATATTAATGTAACAGGTCAAAATTTAAATACAAATACTGGAACACTAGCTTTCTCTATAACAGCTGAAGTCCCTGTAAGTGGTGAAACTTTAAATACAAACACAGGAACAGTAGAGGTTCCAACTATTGCTGAACCTGCAGGAGTCACTGCTAGTTTAAGTACAGGTTCTGTAACTATAAGTGCAAATGCAAATATAGATGTTATTGGAGACACGGCACAAGTTATTGCAGGTCAAGCTCAAACAGATCCAGATGCAAACTTATCAGGTATTGTTATAAATGCAGATCAAGGAACAGCAGGTGTAAGAGTTGATGTAAGTTTTGCTGTAACTGGTCAAGCATTAAGTTTAGCTCAAGGTGATGAAACAGCTCAGGCTAACGCTGATGTAGATGTCACTGGACAATCTTTAAGTTCTAATTCAGGAAGTGTTGTTATTGAAATTGGTGTACCAGTAACAGGTGAAAATTTAACATCTACTACAGGAGATACTACTGAAACAGGAACAGCTAATCTAAGCGTGACTGGAAGTGCTATGACTATAGCACAAGGGGATGAAACTGCATTTACCGATGTCGATGTAGCTGTTACAGGACAATCACTGACCACGGCCGAAGGCTCAGTAACAGTTAAACTAAATACTCCTGTAGATTTGACAGGACAACAATTAAATACTGCTCTTAATTCACCACTAATTACTGCATGGTCTAATGTAGATCCAGATGTTACTAATACATGGACTGAAGTAAATGAGGGTGTTTCTAATAATTGGGCTGAGGTTGATATAGCGGCATAGTGAGGATATAATAAGGCATGGCTTCAACATATTCTACAGATCTTAAACTAGAACTTATGGCAACCGGTGAGAATGCTGGTACATGGGGAACTAAAACAAATACTAATTTAGAACTTGTTCAACAAGCGATTGCAGGATATCAAGCAATTGATGTTGCATCAAGTGATGTAACTTTAGCGATGTCAAACGCATCTATATCAAATGCGAGAAATATGGTTTTAAATTTTACAGGAACACTATCAGGAAATAGAACTGTTAACATACCTGATTCTATTGAAAAATTTTATATTCTTAAAGATGGAACAACACATAGTGGAAATACATTAACTTTTAAAACTACTTCTGGAACAGGTTTTGAATTAGATGAGGGTAAAATTCATGCTGCTTATTCTGACGGAACAAATGTTACTGAAGTTGCTTTAAACACTTTAGGGGGAACTATAGGTACTGCCTCAATAGCCGATGATGCCGTGACTAACGATAAGATAGCTAACAATGCAGTAGACTCAGATCAAATAGCAGCGGATGCAGTGACTAATGCAAAAGTAGCCGCAGATGCTATTGACACAACACAGATAGTTAACGATGCAGTCACCGCTACCAAGCTTCAAAGAAAATTTACAATAAGTACATCTTCTCCTTCAGGGGGTAATGATGGAGACATTTGGTTTAAATATTCATAGGAGTTTAAATGGCTAATACCTATGGCAAAGTATCGGGAACATTCCAAGAGATAGAAAACGCATACGGCAAAGTATCAGGTGTTTGGCAAGAAGCAGATGAAATTTATGCAAAAGTATCTGGCACTTGGGAATTAGTTTTTGCAGCATTTACACCTGGTTCAATTCAAACATTAAGTTCTGGTTCAGGAACCTTTACAGTTCCTGATGGCGCTAACGCAATACACATTCAAGCTTCTGTTGGCGGAGGAGGAGGAGCTGCGGGCGGGATTGGTTATGATAAAGCAGGTGGAGAATCTGCAGGTGCTGGAGGTGGATCTGGTGCTTATGTATCAGATAAAGTTTTTAGTGTAACAGAGGGTGAAACAATATCTTATTCTATTGGTTCAGGTGGTGCTCCAGGAAATCAAACTGCTAATTTTGGACAACCTAGAACAGCTGATGCAGGAACTAATACAACTCTTTCAGGATCAACAACTGGATCTATATTTACTTTAGGTGCAGGAGGAGGTTCATCTGGTACAGGTGGTGGAGTACAAGGACCACTAAGAACTAACACAGCCGGTACTGCAGGATCAGCAACTATTAATGGTACTGCAATTACTTCAGGAAACTTCAGAGATAGTGACGGAACAACTAAAGCTATAACAACTCTTACAAGTGGACCTGTTGGAACATTTAACCAATCAGGTGATGGTGC